TGAATAATCTGGTGTACCTGTAAATACTATATCTGAATCATGTAAAAATAAAACTTCATCTTTTAATGCAGGATTAGATGCAAGATGTTGTTTCATAAGATTAAAATAAATGGCAGGAATATAACTACCATTTTCTCTTGTATCCTTATAGAAAAAAAACCTTATTGTATTATGGTGTTGTTGTAAGATTTTCCATTTGGTTAAATCTTCATTATTATAACCCAATACAATATCTATTTGATTGGGGTTAATGCCATGCGACATGAAATTATTTATGACCGTTTCGATTTGCCATAAATAATAATCATTCGCAGGTTGACAACAGATATATCTCATATTAATTACATGAACCTTGTGGACCAGTAATAGTTATTGCACCTCCAGCAGTTACCGTTCCTATTCTTGCGCATATTGTAAGACTACCACCACCACCTTGTAATTCTACATTATTATTTTGAGTACCATCACAAGATTGGAAATTATAGTAATCTGAATATTCATCATTATTTTGTAAGAAATAAAACTGACAATTAGGAGCAGCAGTAGTCGTTGTAGTAGTTGTTGGAGCAGCGGTTGTTGTAGTTGTAGTAGTAGGCGCAGCCGTAGTTGTTGTAGTCGTGGTTGGTGCTGCCGTTGTTGTCGTAGTTGTAGTTGTGTAACCACAAGCAGGATCGTTATAAGCTATAACCGAATTATAAGTTCCACAATTACCATCTGCAAAAATACCAATCTTATTAAAGTCTGGTGCGCCTCCACAAAATTCACCTATATAAGTTCCATAAGGTTGACAAGTTGTTGTTGTCGTAGTAGTTGTAGGTGCTGCCGTAGTCGTAGTTGTTGTCGTTGGTGCGGCAGTAGTTGTGGTTGTAGTTGTTGCACAAGAACCATTTGTAACACTATTAATTTGATTAGTAAAGTTACTATGTGCAGAAGAAGATAAATATCTTAAAGTACCTTCACCATTTAAATAATAGAATCCGTTTGCATAATTATTATATGAGAAAAATGGTATTGGATTAAAAGTTCCACAATTACCATCAACATCATATCTTAAATATGTAAATACAGGTGCAGCAGTAGTTGTGGTTGTAGTACTTGTCGTTGTAGAAGTTGTAGTAGTCGTTGGACAACCAGTTAATCCTGTTGCACTTATAGCAATTAAATTACCTGCTGGCTGATTGAACCTAACTTCTTCAATTGTAAAGAATGCCCCTCCAAATGTTACACGATCATTTAAATTAAATGTACCAATGTTATAAGGTTGGGAATATAAAGTATCTCCGTTGCTACAAGCAAAAAGCCTATACCAAACTACTTGTATTGTAGTTGTAGTTGTACTTGTTGTAGTCGTTGCACAACTTACTACAATTGATTTAGCAATTGAATTACCAGTATTATTGGCATCTCTTAAAGCAATCCACCAAGTACCATCTGCAACACCATTATAATTTGTAGGCGCAGTAGCACTAACAAAATTACCTGTGTAAGCATTTACTTGTGATGTATAAACGGTATCAGATGCTTGATAAGTACCACTACCTCCACTAAATGAATTAATTGTTACCGTACCAGATCCACCAGAACAAGCATTAGAAATTGTAAAGTTTACAGGTGCTAATGTAGTTGTAGTTGTACTTGTAGTTGTTGTAGTTGGGCAATTTTGTTGCGCAAAAACCAATTGAATATTACTACCTATTGTGGCTGGTGAAGTTGTTGTTGTATTATCCCAAACATAGAATATTTGTGTAACCGAATCAATATATCTTTGACTTACTAAATTAGGTACTATTGATGTGTACAATTGTCCATAACCTGCTGAACAAGAATCAAGCCTGTAATATGTTGTTGGTGTAGCAGTAGTTGTACTTGTAGTAGTGGTACTTGTTGTGCTTGTAGGCGCAGCAGTAGTCGTACTTGTAGTTGTACTTGTACTTGTACTTGTTGTGCTTGTACTTGTGGTTGTACTTGTTGTGCTTGTGCTTGTCGTAGTTGTTGTTGGAGTTGCAGTAGTAGTTGTAGTTGTTGTACCTAAAGTAATATTTCTAAAATCAGACATTAATTCAATACTTGTTTCTCCTGTAGTCAACTCTGTTTGATAAGAATTAATAATGTATCTCTTATCTCTAATAACTATCTTGTCATTTAAGGCAAGTTTAGATAATAAAAATATTGGTAAAATTGCTTTAATCTTCATTAGTCTTGCTTTCTGATTAAATGTATTTGTAAGGTATGCTGAATAGTAATTTTGAAATAATGAATTTTGCTCAATTTTATTAGTAAAAGTTGATTGTTCTGCGCCCCAATTTATAGTACTAACGACAGACGATACTAAAGTATCTTGACCAAATAAGTTATAAGTTGTAGCAGTTGCACTTGATGTACCATCATCAAAATAATATGTTTTTGGAGATGTCAAAGTTTGAATCACTCCATAATCATAAAGAATAACAGGCTTGGGTATATAACCACTATAATCAGATTTAATAGAATATCCTACTTGTAAATTCGTATCTGTGAATTTAGTAAATGGCATATTTTCAAAAGGCAATTCAATTGAATATTCTTCACCATCATTATCAATATCATATTTTAAATCTCCGTAAGGTATATCAGATTGAGATAAAAATCTTGTTGCTAATAAGTTTTCGCATTCCTCATAATTAAAATTAAAAGTCTTATAAGGTCTTACCCTTTCTAAATCTATTTCATCTGTTTGACAATATTCTGATATGTCATAGGTTTGACCTGCTGAATACCATTCCTCTAATTGTTCAACATAATAAGTAATTCCATCAAAAGAATAACAAGTAAGATTAAACATCTTCAATAATCCACTAAAAAAATCTTCTGCTTTTAATTCTGGCATATAATCGCCAATATTTAAAGTAGTTGTTGTTGTTTGTGGTGTGCTTTGTGTTGCAACCACATCAATGCTTGCTCCTGATCCACTATTAATTTCAAAAGTATAAACAGATGTAAATGTTAAAGCACTTGTTGAAGATACAAAAAAAGTATAAGCACCTGAATCAACAAAAGCAATATCTAATCTTATGGGAAATCCAGATGGACTTGTAAGAGCAGTTTGCTCATTTACTTTAATCCCATTTTTATAAACTGAAAAATTAAATGTAATACCACTACCACTTGTAAAATCAATATCTATATAATTTTTACTTACATAAGCTGGTGCAAGAGGTTGGGTAAAATTTAAAACATTAGTTGCTAAATCAAAAATACTTGATGTTCCAGTAGTACTTGATTTAGATTGAAAATATATTCTATTATCAGATCCTTTTTGAACAAATGTATCCGTATTTTTTAGCCATAAGAAAGCATTAGTAAATTTTAAATTACTTAAAAAACTTCCACTTAATGTAATTCCTAATTGAGTTGCAATAGATTCAAGTATCTTGCTTATTCTCATTGCAGGGAATAAATCTAAATATGAAATTGGAGTTCCTATCTTACTTATGTCGTAATTACTTACATCTGTCCCATTGGTATTATATTGCCAAACATTCTTTGAAGATATTAAAGGAAATTTAACATCAAGTCCAACATTACCAGTAACTCTTGTTTTAACTATTGCACCTGTATATGTAAAGTTGTATGCTGAATAATCAAAGTCCCTTAAAAATCTATTATTAAATTTATCTTTTAATGATATAAGAGATCCAAAGAAAGTCAATGTGTAATTATCAATATCTCCTTTTTTATAACTTGCCTTTTCTAATTGTATCTTTCCTTTTCTAAATGGTAATGTGTCAATCTCAATATAAGCATCTTTTCTTTTGGTGGCATTAAATGCAGAATCTAAACTATTTTCATACCAATGTTTAAAGATTGCATTATTAGTTTTTGTTGCAGGAATGGTAAACGATTGACTAAAATCTGTAAAGACTTTAGATATATCATTTATATTTTGAATTGAACTATTGATTGAGATATTTTCATCCTCAAACAATTCAAGTCTTTTTGCCAACCCGTCATCACCATAAACAAAAATGCTTACATTAATCATATTACATTATTTAATAAATTATAGGCATATTCAAAATCCATTGTATAATTGATATTCTTATCTTGAATAGTTGTCTTTAAATCTGTTTGATTAGTCTTTAAAGTTACAGGTTTGTTGTCTAATAGTACAACTTCGCTTAACATTAAATCTTGAATAAGATCTGAATAGTTTTGTGGTACAAATCCTGTGTTTAAAGTTACGGTTTGTCTTGCATTAAAATTAAATGCTTTGGATTGTCCTTTGTAAGCATTATAGTTGTAAGCACTTGGAAGCAAGTTGTACATTGTACTTGAAACCGTTAATTGATTTGTCTGTGCCTTAAAGAATGTAAGGAACTGCCAACCACCAAAACGATTAATAAATGAACATTGTACTGGTGTATATTTAGACTCACAAATAGGAGTTACATTAAATATAGATGAATAGGTCAATGTGCCACCTACAAAATATTTTAAAGTTGTAATTGTGCCATTGTTATAGTTAGCACTTGATGTAGTCAAAGGTACTTTATACATATATTTGCCTGCACTTACTCCTGTTCCAAAGACAGGGGTAGTAATTACATTGTTATTACTTGTATCCTTGTATTCAACATCTAATTTATCGCCTAAAGCATTATTAATTAATACGTTTACATAAGGTATAGCACCTAAATTGTATTGTATTTCTTTAGTATTATCAGCCAATAGACAATAATTGTCTAATGGATTCGTTTGATTGTACCCACCAATGTAATTATTGTAGCCATCAACACCAGCATAAGTTGTTGTATCAACTAAAGAATATACACCTGCAGATGTTTCCTTGTATCGTTTTATGGAAACATTACACCATTGATTGTTTGTTCCATCACTTGAAACGATGTTTTCAATGTATTCTCTTATGTAAGGTGATATATTATAAACCGTTGACCTCTGTGAATCAGATGCCACCTTCTTTGAAAGTGTAAAGGTTGCAGTTGCAGGAATTGAATTAGGGGTATTCCACAGAAATATTTCCAATTTACTGCCTACCTGTGCTGCTTCATTAATCTCTATTGTGTAAGGAGATCTTGCGTATATTATCATTTTATTTTCTTTAATTCGTAATCAACAATATAATCTATATCCATAAGAAAAGCCTGTCCTATCTCGCCATCAATGTACTTCTTCTTTCCTGCTTTAAATGGTTTAGTGAAAAACAAACTTGGTCTTAATCCTGTATGGTAAATACTTCTTGTAATTAAAAATGCAGTTGATTTATATGAAATAAATTTACCACTTTTTTTATCTCTGAATTGTATTCCTTTTTGTTTTACCCATCTTTCAATTCCATTAGTTAACCCACCTTTAGTACCAGATTTAGATCCAAATTTAAATGGACTATTAGGTGCTTTAGCTGAACTACTCTTTCCTTTAACACCTTGATCTTGATACATTCCATAATCAGCCATACTAAAGCCAACTATTGAATAATCCCTTTCACTTACTATCTCTCCTTTTATGCTATTGTACAACTCCTTTGTGTTGTTCTTTCTTTTCTTGGATAGGTTAGACCTTGACTGCTGAATTACATAGTCCCTAAATCTTTTTATTAAAGCCTCTGTGTTCTTTAAATCCATTAGCAAATACTCATGTCATTAGGTACAATAATATCAAATGTCAATGTCCATCCTGCCACCTTATTTTCAAACCTATCTGTAAATGGCTCGCATAATGGATCACCATCAATCTGAACTAAATTGCTAAATAAATCACCTCTTTTTAAACTACTTACTAATCTTTGCGCTATTGCTAATTGCTCATTTAAAACATCTAATAAATTGTCATTGCCTTCAAATACATCTGTTGTGTTTTCTTTGCTTATGTCAACTAAATCCATAAACAAAATAGATATATTGTAACTGCTTACAAATTCTTTAGGACTTGCATTGTTTACAATGATATGGCTTAAAGGATAAATAGTTTGTTTAACTAAATCAATTTCAAATATATCACCTGTGCTAACAGTATGCACAAAGCCTGTGTCTTTAATGTAGTCCCTTAACTTATCTATTACATAATAAAATCCGTTCATTATCTATTTTGTTTAATCATTTTAATTTCTAATTCATTCTTCTGTTTCTCAAAACTTAAAAAAGTTAAGCATTGATTAATGGGTAGGCTGGTAATTTCATTAAATCTTCTAACATCGCCCTGTGATAAGGCATAGATTGAAGAATACCAACCCCATCTTTTTCCAAATTGTGCAGTTTCGCTGAACTCATCGGCTTGCTCTGTTCCAAAAAGTCCATCGTACTTTTCAATAATTCTCGACCTAAAGTCCAAAAAAAAACCTTACTACTTAACACCACATCCATTGGTGCATCAAGCATTTGTTCTGCAAACTTATCACTTCCCTCGTATTCATCAATTAAGTATTTATTACCTAACTTTTGTTTAATAGGTCTGTAAAGAACTGCCATGCTTTTATGGCTGTCTTCCCAATCAGTAATGTATCCATCCAAGTCCATGTATTCACCTGAAGACATATCATTAAGATTAGGAATAAATCCAAACTCTGTTCCATTTAAAGTAAACTTTGTTACTAACTCTGGAATCTTTTTAAACAAATCACTAATCTTTGTTACTGCATAATTTAAATCCTGTTGCTTCATCTTGGCAACTACATATAAATCTACATTACAAAAAATCTGAACCATCTTTTGATTCAAGAATGTGCCTTCTTCATTTTCGTTTGCAATCTTAACAAACTTCTGATATTGGCTTAATTTTACTTCGTTTAATGTTGTTGGGATTGAAATTTTTACTTTCATAATGTATAAACGTAAATTGTTTGTTTTTGTCTTAATAAATATGGTAAGTACCTTGATTGGGATTATCTAAATGGTAAATGATGTTGTATCTAATCGCATCAATAATATGATTCCAAGCATCAAGATAAAGTTTTGAAGCCTTATTTAAGTAAACATAATTGTTAAACTCTTTGGCAATATTTTGTGATTGAGGATCTACAATAATTTGAAAGTCTTGCATCCTTACAATACCCGATTCAATCGTTCCTTTCTTTACAGGCTGAATGTTAATCCCTTGATAGCGCAAGTCATCTATTAATCTTGGTTCTGCTGAATCGGCAATAATTAAATTGTTATTGCATTTTTCTTTAATTAACGATGCAAGAATATGTGTCTTTAACCCTCTTTGATAAATTACCTCCTTGACATAGATTATCTTTCTTGCTTTGTCAATAGCCACCTCTGCTAAAGCATCTGGATCTATTGAGAATCCAAAGTCCATGCCATAAGATGTTTGTAATTGGTTAGGGTTAAACTCGCCAAACTTCCAATTGGTAAATACAACACCTTCTGCCTTATCTAACCAACCTCCTAATATTGTATGCTCATATTTTTTAGCATTGGTTTCTTGTAGGCTTTCAATTTGTGATATAAATGAATCAGAAAGATATTTTTTATTGTCCTTATAAGTTGTGTGAATGTAGGTATCT